CAAGCAATTAGGCGGTGGATTACCTATTCAACCAACTGTAGCTGCTAGCCCAATGGGTGTTGCTGCTCCAGGCCGAAGATTTGGCGTGAAGCATGGTGGTAAAAGTAAAAAATAATAAGTAAAATAATTAGTTAGTTATGCCTTTTAAATCAGAAAAACAAAGACGATACATGCATGCTAATCACCCTGAAATCGCACAGCGATGGGAGAAAGAGTATAAAAAAGGTGGAAGAGTAAATCTTAGCAAAGGTACATATATTGGACCAAGCATTAGAGGTGAGTATGGTGGAGTTAATTTATCAAATCCACACAATAAGAAATATTATAAAGGAATGATATAAGTGGATCCGTTAGTAATTGTAGCCAAACTACAAAAAATAATGAGAGACAATTTACAAAGAGTTGGGGATGCCATGATAAGCGGTGGTGTTGACAATATGGAAAAATACAAGTATATGTTAGGACAAGCTAACACATATCAATTTATACTACAGGAAATCTCTAACCTGCTAAAACAGAAGGAGCAAAAAGATGAGCAAGGAAACGTTATCGACATCGGAAAAGGAAATTCCAAAACATAGGAATGCGCTTTCTGATAAATATCTAGATGAAGCCAAAGGTGAAAAAGAACCTTTGAATCCAGATAACATACAAAATGTAAAAGACCAGCTACCCGAACCTAGCGGCTGGCGACTTTTAGTTTTACCTTTTACACCAAGAGAGAAAACTAAAGGTGGAATTATTATTGCACAAGAATCATTAGAGAAATTAAGGATAGCTACAAACTGTGGTTATGTTTTAAAAGTTGGACCTTTAGCATATTATGATAAAGAAAAATTTCCAACAGGTCCTTGGTGTAAAAAAGGAGATTGGGTGATTTTTGCAAAATATGCAGGTTCACGTTTACCAATTGACGGCGGAGAAGTCCGTTTATTAAACGACGACGAAGTTTTAGGAACTATAAAAGATCCTGAATCAGTGTTGCATAATGTATAACATAGAAGGAGATAACTATGCCAGAAGATGACAAACAAAATCTAGTTGATATCGATACATCGGGTCCCGGTGCAGAGGTTGAATTAGAGGAAGAAAAAGTAAAAGAAGTAAAAGAAGAAACTACTAACGAACAAGATAAAACTTATGAAAATGAACGTGAAACAAAACTTGAAGACAGTGATAGCACCGATGACTCACCTAAGAAATCTGACGAGCAGTTGGATGTTCGAGTTGAGTCGGACGATAAAAAACAAAGTGAAGCACCGACTGAAGAAAAGAAAAAAGAGCTAGAGGAATATAGTGAAGGTGTTCAAAAAAGAATTGCTAAACTAACTAAAAAATGGCGTGAAGCGGAAAGACAAAAAGATGCCGCTATAGATTATGCTAGAGGTGTTCAAACAGAACACACAAGATTAAAAACTAGAATGCATAATCTTGAGCCTAGTTATGTTGACGCAATGAAAAATAAAGTTATCTCTGGACTTGAGGCAGCGCAAGGTAAACTTGCTGCAGCAAGAGAAGCAGGAGACATCAAGACTGAAGTTGAAGTGCAAAAAGAAATTGCAAAACTTGGTGTTGAAGAATCTAGAGTTAACAGTTTAAGAAGTAGTTTTGAAAGGCAAGCTAGAGAAAAGGTAGTTCAAACGCCAACTTTAGATCAAGCAATTCAAACTCCTCCTCCAGCTGATCCAAAGGCAGAGGCATGGGCAGATAAAAATGAGTGGTTCGGAAAAGATTCTGCTATGACTTACACAGCTTTTGATTTACACAAAAGACTAGTTGATGAAGAGGGATTTGATCCTAATTCAGATGATTATTATGTTGAGATAGACAAGCGTATAAAGCTTGACTTCCCCCATAAATTTGCTAGAAAAGAACTATCGGAAGGAACGACTAAGCCAACACAAACAGTAGCTTCGGCTACGCGAAGTGTTAAACCGGGTCGCCAAACTGTGAGACTCACTTCATCGCAGGTAGCAATTGCTAAAAAATTAGGAGTGCCATTAGAAGACTATGCGAAACAATTAAAAATAATCACGAAGGAGATATAAGCATATGCAAAAAGAAACAAAAACTTCCCGTGCGAGCCAAACTAGAGTTAAAGAAGCAAGAAAACAAGTTTGGACTCCACCATCATCTTTAGATGCACCCCCTGCACCAGATGGATATCATCACAGGTGGATAAGAGCCGAGTCAATGGGTTTTGACGATACAAAAAACATGGCCGGTAAGCTGAGATCAGGTTACGAATTAGTGAGAGCTGATGAATACCCTGACACAGATTATCCAGCGATTGATACAGGTAAGTACAAGGGAGTGATCGGAGTTGGTGGACTATTGCTGGCTAGGATATCTTTAGAGTTAGTTAAATCGCGTAAGGAGTATTTTGATAACCTTACACAACAAAAAGACGACGCGATCAATGACGACCTTATGAAGGAACAGCACCCAGGAATGCCTATCGATATTGATAGACAGACCCGTGTAACCTTCGGTGGTACAAAAAAAGACTAATAATTTTTTAGTAATTTTTGCCAACGAATTTAATTAATTGTGACTGGAAGTCCGTAAGGACAGGTCACTAAAGGAGAAAATAATATGGCAAACCAAGACGCGGCTTTCGGATTAAAACCCCTAGGCAAAATTGGACAGTCAGCAGATAATAACGCAGCTACTGAATATGAAGTAGCAGCATGTGCTTCAGCTTTTGCTCAAAACGATCTTATGATTACTTTGGCAGCAGGAACTGTTGGCATAGGCGCAGCTACTAACAACGGAGTTCTTTTGGGCTCTTGTCAGGGTGTGTTTTATACTGACTCTTCAACAAATAAACCAACCTTTGCTAATCACTTAGTTGCTTCAAACGCAGCTACTGATATCAAAGCTTTTATAACTGACGACCCATTTCAAGTTTATGAAGTACAATCGGCAGCATCTGGCGCAACTCAACAATTAGACGTTTTTACAAACGCTGATGTTTCTGTTGGCGCAGGTGTTACTCCGCATTTTGTTTCTAAAACTGAAGTAGCGGACGCTACAGACACACAAACAACAGCCAACTTGCGAATTATCGGAGTTTCGGATGATCCTGACAATAGCGACTTAACAGCAGCTAATTGTAATTTTAAAGTGATCATTAACGAACATTTCTATATGACCGCAACTGGCGTATAATAGCAGAATAGGAGAATAAAAAATGGCTATATCAAGAGGACAACTAGTAAAAGAACTAGAGCCAGGTTTGAATGCACTATTCGGCTTGGAATACAAAAACTATGCTAACGAACATGCGGAGATTTTTGACACTGAAAACAGTGACAGAGCTTTTGAAGAAGAAGTAATGTTATCTGGTTTCGCAAATGCACCAATCAAAGCAGAAGGAACGGGAGTTTCATTTGACAACGCTCAAGAAACTTTCACCGCTCGTTATACACATGAAACGCTTGCTTTAGCGTTCGCGATCACTGAAGAAGCGATCGAGGATAATTTGTATGATAGACTTGCGTCTAGATATACAAAAGCTTTAGCGAGATCAATGGCTAACACTAAACAAGTGAAAGCAGCTAAAGTGTTGAACAACGGGTTCGGAACAGCAAATGGTGGAGATGGTAAGGAGCTTTTAGCTACTGATCACCCTATCGTTTCTGGAACTGAACAGAATGAGTTAACTACAGCAGCAGACCTTAACGAAACATCTTTGGAGCAAGCATTAATTGACATTGCAGCTCTTACAGATGAAAGAGGTTTAAAAATTGCAGCTAAAGGTATGAAATTAATCCTGCCTTCAGCTTTACAATTTACTGGTGAGAGACTTATGAAGTCAACACAAAGAGTTGGAACAGCTGATAATGATATCAATGCAGTTGTATCTATGGGAATGATTCCACAAGGCTATGCCGTGAATCATTACTTAACTGATACAGATGCTTGGTTCATTAAAACAGATGTACCTAATGGTCTTAAACATTTTGTGAGAGCACCATTAAAAACAGCTATGGAAGGCGACTTTACAACTGGAAACGTAAGATACAAAGCTAGAGAGAGATACTCATTTGGGTTCTCCGACTGGAGAGGTATTTTCGGATCACCGGGAGCATAATAAAATAATATTTTGTGGCGGACATAGTTCCGCCACAATTTAATTTTAGAAAGAAAAATGCGACAATTTCTAGTTAATATATGGGCTTATGATTATCATGCTAAATTTGAAGTTTTAGCTGCTGATAATCGTGAATCTATAGAGAAATCAATCCTTGACAAGCTAGGAGAAAAGTCTATAAAGTGGGAATCAACGGGAATGTTTAGAGACACTCCCCGTAGAATAACCTATGAGGAGGTTAGTAATGACCGAAGACCTATACAAACAAAAGAGGTCCTTGGAGTTAGGGTGGCAATATGAGTATAATCAACACGGAAAATATACTCTTAATATGGTCGACATTGATGAGAAAATTAGAAGTATCATCACCCAGATCAAAGCTGAAGAGTTTAAAGTTGCTGATAGAGAAAACAAAATCAGTAATTCAGCCCCCGAAGTTTCTGTGGCAACTTAGATAAACGCCACATCGCTGAAATCTTACTTTTATGCAGGGTTCTCTTGCACTCAATCATAAAATAACATATAAATTTGCCACTATACAAATTTTAACTAAAAATTAAATGTAGACGCGTATAGTCGACATCCCCTAGGGACTACATTTATTATATTCTAGGAGGAATATTATGGCAAACACGACATTTAATGGATCAGTACGATCTGAGAACAATTTTAAAGTTATCAGTAAAGCTGCATCCACAGGACTAGTCTCTGATCGAACGATCGGTGACGGGTTGAAAGACTCTCGAAGATATTATCTTGATGAGTATTTTAATCAACTTCCAGCTCTTAACGCTTACCTACAAGGCTCAGAAACAAAAGACTGGGGCAGCATAGCGGATGGCAATGAAGAAACGGAAGACATAACAGTTACAGGCGCAGCACTAGGAGACTATGCGGTAGCAACAATGAGTATTGATGTTACAGACTTAACTATAACGGCATCAGTAACAGCATCAAACGTAGCTACAGTTGTTTTAGGAAACTTTACAGGTGGTGCGATAGATCTTGGATCTGGAACATTAACAGTTAAAGTTTTTAAAGCTGGTTCAACAGGAGTAGGCAAAAGCGTTAACTTTGAAGTACTAGGTACTAACATGACTACAGCACTAGCTACTAGAAATGCTACTGTTGCAGCAGTTACGCTGTCAACAGCAGGTGCTGACCAAGACCAAGCAATTTTGGCTCCACACTTAGATGCTGGACAAACAGCTTGGACAGGTGTTGGTTGGGGTACTGAAAACCAAACTGAATGGGAAGGTCTAGTCAGAACAAGTTCGGCTATTGACAACCAAAAAATTTGGGCTGGTTTAAAATTGACAAACGATCAACTTCCCTCAACGGATGCAGATCAGGCGTATTTTTATTTTTCGACTGATGCAACGAATGGGCAAGTATTGTCAACTTATACACCATTGTACTTTATTCATTCTAATACCGGCACTGACTATCTAACGAACTTAGGTATCACAGTGGCGGCAGATACAAATTATCATTTAAAAATTTCGATTGATAGTGATAGAAAACCATCTGTTTTTGTGAATGGTAGACAATACAGTGTAACAACAAGTGCAATAACGGCTTTTGATGGCACAACTTCAGTTACTGGGACAACTCAGGCAACTATTGCAGCGAATTATTCGGCTACTAATGCTAACACTCAAAAGGGTGCAGCATTGAAAAACGACGTTAATTTAATTCCTTACGTAGGGATTGAAGCTGGCGACGGCGCGGCAGCAGCACTGAATGTTAGTTATAGTACAATTAGCAGACTGTTGTTTGAATAATAAATAATTTTAAGATGGGGTTTCGGCCCCATCTTAATTAATAAAGTTAGGAGAAAATTTATGGCAACAGATCTAAAATCATCTGCAGTAATTACAACTACAGCACTCGACGCTGATGGTTTATCGACTGCAGCAGCCGTTGGAAATAATGCAGCACTTACTTTAGGTGGAGCACTAACTTCTGGAGGCGCTTATACAGCAGATACTGGTACAGCTAGACAAATTACACTTTTAAGTGCAGGAAACGATTCAGGAATTACATTTACAGTAGTAGGAACGGATGTTAATGGAGATGCTTTATCAGAAACTGTTACTGGAGCAAATGCTGGTACAGCAACAAGTACAGGATATTTTGCAACGATATCATCAATAACAGCAGTTGGAAATCCAGCAGGTAATATGTCTGCAGGAATTAATTCTGAAGTAGCAGGAATTGTTTTTGAAGGTCGTACACGAGTTAAAAATTTAAATTGGACTGGTGGCGGTGCTATTGGATCAATTTACGTAAGAGATAGTGGAACAGCAGGAACAAGTTTAATAACAGTTCGTTCTAATGCTACTTTAGGGGTTAATGATAATCTTGTTTTAGCAGATGACGGGGTTGTTTTTGCTTCTGGAGCTTATATTACTTATACAGAAACTCAGTGTAATAGTGTAACGGCATTTTACGGATAGTAGGTAGCTCATGGCGAATACTACTTCCGGAACAGTAACGTTCGACAAAACTTTTGCTGTAGACGAAATAATTGAAGAAGCCTACGAGCGAATTGGCTTACAATCTGTTTCGGGATATCAATTAAAAACGGCTCGACGTTCTTTAAATGTAATGTTTCAAGAATGGGGCAATAGAGGATTGCACTACTGGGAAGTAGGCGATACCAATATTGATCTAGTTGAAGGTCAAGCTGAATATATTTTCTATAGAGCTACAGGCGACGGTACTTCTGCAACAACAGCTGGAGGAACAACAGGAACATCTACTTATGGTTTAGCTGATGTTTTAGAAGCCACACTTAGATCTGATAAAGGAGATACGGATCAAGCTGATTCCACGCTTACAAAAACAGATCGATCAACTTATTCTGGATTAGCTAATAAATTATCTAAAGGAACTCCCTCTAGATATTTTGTTCAAAGACTTGTTGATAAAACAACAATCAATTTTTATCCAACACCCGATTCTTCTAATGCATCAAAAGATGTACACATTTTCTTTGTCAAAAGAATTCAAGATGCTGATGCGACTTATACGGACGCAACAGATATACCTTATAGATTTGTTCCTTGTATGGCATCCGGATTGTCTTTTTATCTGGCACAAAAATACGCACCACAAAGAGTTCAAGAATTAAAATTATTATACGAAGACGAATTAAAAAGGGCTTTGTCAGAAGATGGATCTTCTACAAGCACTTATATAACTCCGGAGTCTTATTACCCGAGTGGATAACTATGGCTTTTGCAAGAGGAAAATACGCTAAAGCGATCTCAGATAGAAGTGGAATGGATTTTCCCTATAATGATATGGTTAGAGAATGGATTGGTTCTTTTGTTCATAAATCTGAACATGAACCAAGACATCCACTAGACGAGAAAAAACATTATAGTACAGAGGGACATGGTTTAAG